TACCACTTGTTGTTTACTGATAATACTTACTATATAGGATACAGGGGTTCTTGTCAACCTCCTAGTGACGATTTATTGGTAAAATATTTCACTAGCAGTAAGATCGTTAAAACTAAGTTGCCGAATTGTCATCATACCGCTACAATACTACATGAAAATTTAAGTAAAGAAGATGCATATACGTTAGAACAAAATTTGATACATCAATGTATAGATGATATTTTATGTTTAAACGAGCGATGTTACCTTGGCAGAAATGGGTTTGGATTGATATCTGCATCTGCTAAACAAAAAATAAGCAATTCATCAAAAGACAGATGGGCCGACCCTGCATATAAGGAAAAGTTATCTAATATACACAAAGCCCGATGGAAAGATAGTGACTTAAAAGAGAAACAACAGCAACGATTAACTGGTGTTAAACGTCCAGAGCACTCGGCTACTATGAAGGGCAGGTCAATGTCAGAGGAACAAAAAGAAACTCTTCGAAAACCTAAGCGTCCTGGTCACGGTGACAATGTTTCTGCTGCAACCAAGGGTGTTCCAAAGAGCGAAGCACACAAACAAAAATTAAAAAAACCAAAGCCACTTGTAGTATGCCGATTGTCTGACAGACGAGAAATGGCTTTGGGTAATTATATGAAGTGGCACAACCTGCAGATCAAGAACCACCAGACAAAAGATACTTGTTGCTAATAGTTTTAAAGCTGAAGCTAGGATCTTCGTTGCACTTCCAAACAAGTCCTTCACGGATCTTGTGCGTGATGCTAGGACCTTCAGCAACTGCAAGACCTTCTTCTACACTGTTGGGTGCCCCCGCCGCTTCGTAAAGAGTCGGGACCATATCTAGACCATAGTTTTTGCAAGCAATTCTACGACTAATCGAGTCAATGTAAAACTGGTTATCAATGTCATAGATGTCAAACACAAAGAACTTATGTTCAGTAAAACCTTCGCGGTTTCCTTGAATACCAGGACCCATTAGTTCACCTTGTACCGCAACACCGTTGGGAATACGATCACCAATTTTTAGCGCCATAGCAACAAGCGTGTTGTCCTTGTTCTCATCGTTGATCTTGAGTTCAAGGTTCCGACTGCAAACACGAAGTTCATCTTCCCAGCGGAAGATCGTGCAGCTGGTACCATCCAACTTCATAGTAACTTCGTAGGTAACTGCACCCTTGGCTTCAATCTCAGGGAAGCAGTTTTGAATGCGCTCTTGATCAGTTTTAGGAATCAAGTTAGTCGGGAACATGCCACGAACTTGTCCTTGCAATTGTGCAGGCAATACAGGTTCCCACTTTTGAATATTCAAGCATTCAGTCACATCTTGACCTTCAGCAACCATCACCATAGTACCAATACCATCTTCGTGATACCAGCCAGTAATAAAGGGATCATCTCCAACGTAATCCACCAAAAGCAACAATCCCTGCGAGACCTGCCCACGAAGTTTGATCGTTCGCAGACGTTCACCCTTCACGCCATGGTATTCACGGGGTTCTTGACCTTTTGATAGGAACGGTGCGAGTTCAGTTGGAACCCATGAATCAATCTCAAGGTATACAGCGAGGTCACCTACACTGTATTCACCTTTTTTGACCACAACCTTCCAGCCATCAACAACTGCCACTTCAATAGCATCTGCATCTTTGATAGGTTGAATGTCTGCAATTTTACGGATACTTGCTAGTTTACGCATGTGAGTCTCTCTGTTTTCTGTTGATAAGTTACAATAACGAACTACAGCTATTTTGTCAACTGATAATCTATCCAAGAACCGACATTGTATCGTAGTTGATTCAACGGCCTTGCGACCCAGCATTGCCTAGGACGCCTTGCGCCATTCCAAGCTAGGATTGCTTGTTCAATGAGTTCCTCGTCTGACTGGTCAAAGTCACCGGTGATGGTGCAAACAATTGCGCCATATGAGGATCCTCTTGCAGCACAATGGTTGCACTGCACAAAGAAATATTTTTCTCTGTCAGAAACGTCTGCTACTACTTCAGAATCTGTGCCGCCACAAAACATACAAAGTTTGAGATCATACATCATGTTTCCATTGCTTCAAAAAGTTTTCCATATACTTGCGAATGTTTTCAGCACCAACCGGGTTCATCGAGTGGACAAAAAATTCAAACCCCGCAGGCAAACGCAGATTGTTGTCCATGATATAGTCGCACAACCATTTGGCAAACGTATAGCCAGTCTTTTCACCATCGCCAATGATGTAATGTGTATCAGCAAGATCATGGTCAAAACTGATAAAAGTGGGCAAGCCATACTGCTTGACTGCCCATACAGCATCATCCATGTTGCGACAGATGCGCAAACGATCATAAGGCCCGTAGTTGTATCGAACATCTTCCGGAAAACGGATGTCGTCTAAAAATAAATTCCAGTATGTCATAGTTTTACATTCCCATCCAACGAGCGCATTCATCCCAACGAACGTTGGTAGACAAATGCTTTTCGATATGGTCAATAATCATCTTACGACCATCACGGTTGCTGAATCGACCAAACACATAGTTGGGCGCAAACGAGTCATTCTTTTGAATAGTGGGCATCCACTCCTGTGCATACCGCTTGCGATCTAGTCCTGAAGCAAGCACAGTACAGTAATAACGATCATACCCAGCAATCAGCGTATGCAACCGATCAGCAAAGCGAAGTTCAAAATTACGAACACGTTCTGCTTCGTGCGGCGGCAACATTGGAATAGCATCGTCGATTTCTTCGTGTAAAATCAATTCAACGATGTGACGGTCAAAGCGAATCTTATCAACCGTTTTGTGGATACGCACGTATTGATCTGCTTTGATTTTTACTCGGTGTCCATTGTCAAAAGCAACAACGAATCCTTCCGCATCCTCAAGATCGCGAGTATATGCAATTAGTTCATCTAGCGAATCAAATGGCTTGATTGCATTGACTACAGGAATGTTAAACTCTTGTATTTTGTCTAGTAACATAGTGATTGCCTCTTGCTGTATATAAAAAGTATAACACCACAGTTGTAGCGTGTCAACTAATAAAGGCTAAATAGTAGTGTTAGTCGCGGATATCTTGCAGGCCATCCCACTAACTCTAGAATCTGAAAGAGTTCCAGCATGAATATTTATATACAGATTATGAGTGATTTCTCACAAAAGAACAAGTATTTCTTTTGGTGGCAGTCTATCATTGACCGTAGTATACAAAGAGCAAATATACGTCAAGCAGCCAAAGCACTACTAGGATATGTAGAAGGGCATCATATAGTGCCAGTTAGTTTCAATCTTGGCGGCGAAACTGATTACAATAACATTGTTTTCTTGACTGCAAAAGAGCACATTATGATACATAGACTAATGTGCAAATTTCTTAAAGACGAATATAGAACAAAATCACTAAGAGCGTTTCATTGTATGTGTTTCAAGGACAACGGAGGTCAAAACAAAAGATCAGCGTCTCTACATCAATTAGCAAAAGCAAGAGAAGCAGCTTCAGAAACAAACAAAGGCGAAAGAGGACCAAACGGTGTTCCACCTTGGTTTACAGAATCAACCGATTTTGATATGTTTTGTGATCGATTGGGAGAATTAGTAGCAGAAGGACTAAGTGATCCGCAAATAGGTAAAAAATATAATGTAAGTGCTACCGCTGTTTTTAATTGGAGAAATAAACTAAATCTCAAAAGACGTCGCTGGCAACTAAGAGATAAACAGTGGCTTTATGATCACTATGTAAATAAAAAACTTTCTGCAGAAAAAATTGCGTCTCTAATAGGATGTAGCGGAACAGCGGTTCAACAATACTTAACAAAGTTAAATATACCTATTAGAGACGCAATAGAAAGACAGCAATCAAGAGCCGATAGATAGATACTCGCCAGTGATGTTGCGACGAACTGCCAGCAAGGTTAGTTGATCTTCTTCGTATGGAAGAACAATCTGGTTAAACGGGCTGCACCATTCAAACACTGGGGTAAGTTGCTCGCTGATGCACCAGGCAGCAAAGTCTTTGTATCGAGTATTCTTTGCGATAAAAGATTCGGCCTGCATAGCAACCTCGGTGATTCCCATTTTGGTCATCCATCGGATATAGCCATTTATCATCATTGGGTGAATCATTGAACCGTCAAGTTTTTCCATAATAGTGTGAGGCTGCAATAAGTCAACACGGTGCGGTTGAGTTTCTTCTCGTTCTCCTACGTTATGAAATTTATGCAGAGGACGAGCAGCAATTTCACCGTTTGAAGCAAACTTCAAGCCGCGACACTCGCGACGCATTGCACCTGCAACATCATCTGGGCCGGTCATGTCAAAGGTATCAGCCATAGACACAACATAGTTGATGACTGTTCCAAAATCTCTTTCAGCTACAACAAACTCGTCACGGCCTTCTACGTATGGAAGCACATCACTGATGTGACGGATTTTGGGGAAAAGATAGT